CGCCCAGTCTTGTACGCTCAAGGTGTATCCGTTCAATAGGTGTGACGTATATCATAGAACGGTAACAATAATAATACCGCTTTTAATTAAAATATTATTAAATATTTGTGCTTAAACTTGCATTTAGATGTACTTATCAATAAAAATTACTGGTTCAACTTGACACGGCATGTAACTCTGGTGTTTCCTAGAACATGACAGGGCCACTCACAAGGTGGCCTTTGCCTACTGAGAGGAGCAGAAATGCTTAATATCAGAAAAGATAAGCTAGACAAGATAGCGGTACTTGCAATTTACGGATTGCTGATTGGAGGGTTTCCCTACGCGATTGCTAAAGCAAACGCTGAGGAGCCAGTCCAGCCGGTAGTTCAGCAAGTTCCTGTGGACCCGCTAGAGAAGTACAAAGGAGTAACAAAGTTGTCGGACACTGATTTAGTAGGACTGCTTAGCGCGGTTGGTTTTGAGGGAAAAGCTCTCAAGGTCGCCTATGCAGTAGCTAAAAAAGAGTCTAACGGCCGCCCCTTAGCCCACAATGGAAACCAAAATACAGGTGACAATTCTTACGGCATATTCCAAATCAACATGATTGCTGACCTTGGAGTGGCTCGTCGAGATAAGTTTAACCTCAAATCAAACACTCAACTCTTCGACCCAGTTGTTAACGCAAAAATTGCGTTCTTTATGACTGGAGGAGGCGAAGACTGGTCCTCTTGGAAAATCGTTCCAGGCCAGAACAACGGAGAAAGATACCAGCAGTACCTAAAGGAGTTTGCTGGACTACACTAACCATTTAAACTAAAAAGCCCCCAGCCAATGGCTGGGGGCTTTTTGCTTGGGTGCTTATGAAGCTGTTGCCCAAGGTGTGATTGTAATTGTTGCTGTTGTTGAGATTGATGAAGCGTTTGCAGCTGTTGACTGAGACTTGATTGTTCCAGCAACGCCCACGACTGTTCCAGCAGACAAGCCTGTGAGGGCAAGTACGGTTGAAGCAGAAGATACGAATGAAACTGTGTTAGTTGCATTAGCTGTAACTGTGTATGTTCCGTTAAGAGATGCTCCATCACCGGTTAGTGATGCAACTGTAATCTTTGTACCCACTGGGAAGGCAGCGCCTGCTCCGGTTGCTGTAAGAGTTGCAGTTGTTGAACCAGCTGTGCGAGCTGCTGCAGTTACTGAAATAGCTGCGTTAGTTGCTGCTGTAGCTGTAGTGATGTTAGCTGTCTCGTAACCAGCATCCTTAAGAGCGTCAAGCGCAAGAGCTGTTGTCTTACCAAGTACTGAAGGTACTACGATGTAAGCAATTCCAGCGCCATCAGCTGCTGAAGCAGCAGTTGTTGATTCAACCTTGCCGTACCACTGACCTGTAATTTCCCCAGCGTTTGCTGAGTTTGTTACTGTAAATGAAAGCGCATTTGCTGAAGCAACTGTTGCTGAGCTTAGGTTATACGCTGAAGCTGTTAGGCCTGTGATGTTTACGACATCTCCAGCCTGAAGATTGTTCTGCGCTGTGTATGTAACAGTTGTACCGTTACCTGTAGCAGCTGTAACCATGTACTTGCCAGCAGCTGGGTAGAACGATGGGTAATTAGCCCACTCTGCTTCTGCCACTGCGTGGTTTGAAAGTGCTGGGTCTAAGCGGTCTGCTGCAACACGTGTGGTTGCTCCCCAAGCGTAGTCTCCTGAGGAGTTAGCTGAGAAGTTTGCAGGAGTTACTGCTGCAGCACGCTCATCGTTTGGCTGCATTGGAAAGTTGCCCCATACAAAATCAGGAGCTACGTTGCCTGCAGAATCAGTACGGTTACCATTGTTAGTGTCTACTCCGACGTTGTTACCAACAGCAATGGCGTAAGCGCCCGTTGCTTGGTCTGAACCCACCGGTAGTGGTGAATTGTAACTTGACATTATTTACCTTTTTTTCTCTAGAGTGGTATTAACGCCTGATATCAGAGGCGCAAAGGCTATTGTCTAATGGAAATACAGAGGTTGTCAGGCTTAATTCGAAGACTCTCCATTAGGGCCTTTACCAGGACGACTGTAGGTTCCAATACTAGGTGTTTCGTTTTTAGTTAAATATATTTTGCGTATGCCAAATCTACTGTCTCTAATTGTGGCAGGTTTAAACTTTGCATCATTTTCAAATGTTTTTTTTCTCAAGGCGACCACCGATTCCATTGAAGGGCCTCTGTGTCTTTACCTTTAATAGCGCCATCAGCTCTGGTAAGCGCGTCCCGAAAATCTCGGTCGCTAGGCTTGTCTAGTAAAGGTTTTTCTTTGTCAGTAGACTGGCTTAGGCGCGGCATCATAATTAGGTGCAGGTGAACCCGCTGGAGTTCCGCCCTTAACTGGGCCTTGGAATTGTCGACCTCTAGCTGTTTTATCTGGAGATGACGAAGCAGCTCTTGCGTAAGACCTTGTATAAGCAGCGTTCATCAACTTACCGTCTTCACCTGGCTCGTTAGCTTCTTCTGCAGTTATAAACCCTTTTCTAATTGCAGTTTCGACGTCGTTCTTTGTTGCTTTGCCCTTTTTAACTGGTGGAGTGCCAGTGTTTTCAGGTGGTGGAGGAGGAGGAGGAGTACCCGTATCAGTAGGCTTACTCTCTGGAGCAAACGCTGGGTTCCACCCAAATTTTTTGCCTATTAGGTCAGCGCTAGTTGCGTGTGGGTTAGCCTTACCGTATCTAGTTCCTTGGTCAATTGAACGCTCAGCAGTCCAGTCTTGCTGTTGCACATTAGCGTCAATACGACTTGACTCACGGTTAAATTTATCTACTTCAGCAGACTGATTACGTCCGTGCTCTAAAGCTGAATTTTGATTTGAAAGAAAAGCACCGTGAGACATTTCATCACGACGCATTTGCATGTATTGACGCATTTGACGGCTACTCATGCCGCTACCGCGTCTGCCCATACCGCCAAAGTATCTTCCAGCAGCGTTATCGCCTACACCTGAATTAAGGTTCATGCTTCCCTCCGGCATTGATGGCATATTAATATTGTTCCTGTTCTACTTAGGAAAGTCTGGCTAAACTAGGACGAAAATCTCCGCTAATCGGGTCAACAAAATCTTCCCAGCTAAACACTGGTTCTTTGTCGCATTGTCCGTCAGCGTACGCCATAGTCTGATTCTAGATGCTTTTCTTCGCACATACGTGCTAAATCAGGAACAACGTAACGCTTATCGCATAAAGCGCAGGTATAGCGCTTTATGCGTTCAGCATCGTCCACTACTTACCGCAGGTTGGGCACTTAGCTGCTGCTGTAGCAGGTTTAGCTGCCCCCGCTGCTTTAAACTTTGGGCGACCAAAGCCGACGATTGAAATTTGCTCGCCAGCCTTGTTCTTCTTAAACGCACGAAGCTTCTTGGAAACTTGTCCGCCATTTCTCTGGCTTCCCTTTTTATCTGGGCTAGTGTTTCCTTCGATACACCAGACAGTTCCATCTTCGTTATCTTTGATAACAATTCCTACGTGAGAAATTCTATCGACGCCATCTGATGGGAAATCAAAATACGCAATATCGCCTGGTTCTGGGTCTGCGATGTCTCCATCAATCCAAGCACCAGCCTTCTTAAACGCTTGTGCACCACCAGGTGTGTAAACGGTATTAGGGATTTTTACCCCAGCCTCATTACCGCACCAGTTGACGAAACTTCCGCACCATGGTTGGAAGTTAGCCTTTGTGTAAGCGCCGTACTTTGTTTCATTGTCCTTAGGACCTTCAATGGTTCCTAGTTCTGCTGTTGCAACTTCAATAAGACGAGCTGCTGTTCCTTGGTCTGCCATTATTCTTTATCCCAATCTGTATCAACTGGTTGCGCCTCTGGCATTGCGCCGTCTGGCTTTGCTGCTAAACGAGCAGCGGTTGCATCAATTTCTGCTTCAAGCTTCTTGTCAGCTTGGGTGTTCTTAGCATCCATCTCTTTGTTTTGAAGCTGAGCTGCCATAATGTCTTTAGCTCCAGAGTTTCCAATAAGGATGCCCGCAAGAGTTCCTGTAATAAATGTAGCAATACTTCCCAAAACGTTGAAGAACATCTTGTCATTTTCTGACTGTGCTCCGATAGGTTGTGTTACGAACAACAAGCCATAAATAATTCCAATTGCTGTTAGGAACAAAATGCTTCCTAAGGTAATACCTAGGATGAACTTTAAGCGTGCATCTAAATCTGCCGGTGTTAATTTTTCTTTACTCATTTGGTGTGCCACTTTCTACGGTAGTTCCGTCGGTTGTTTTACCTAGTAGGTCTTTCGTGCATAGCCCGCTTGCTTCACAAACAGGTGGATTACATTCTGCTTTTTCCCAGTTTACAGGGTCTTGGCATGGATAACGGTATCTATTCAAACCTTCTGGGTTACTGCATGCCGTAAGGGACATTGCCAGTAGCACAGCAGATACTGCTGCCAAACTTACCTTAACTTTTCTCATTCTTCGTCCTTTGGGTTACGGAGTGGGTAGGTGACTGCCCACGCAAATAATGTTCCCATAATTGCGTACCCCACAACTGTCTTAGCTGAACCGTCTAGTACAACCCAGGCGATAAACATTCCTAGTAGCGTCCATAGTTGGTCAACCATATCTCTTAGTACTCTCACGGTTTTCTCCTATATCCTGATTGTCCAGAGGCGCCTCCGCCCCCAGTACTTCCTCCCGTTGAACCGCTTGCAGCACCTGCAGCAGCACCAACAGCATTTATCGCAGCACCTGCCGCAATAACTGTTGCAACAACAGCTTTTGTTGATTCTTCGCGCTCTTCGGTGGACATGTCCGCACCAATACTTGCAAATGCTTGCAGTGCCTCACCTGGGTCGCTAAATATTGCGCCAATTAATTCTGATGGGTTCTCTAGTAAAACTAGAGCCGCAGCTACATCTGCTGTAATTATAACTTCGTTACCGTCCTCATCCTGCCTAACCTCAACAGGAGTCTCGGCTGGAAGGTCCTTATACTCAATACCAGCATCTTGAATCTGCTCTTTTGTAAGAGCTTCTCCAGGGGCTAGTGATTCAATAAGCGCGTCAGCAATAACCTCTTTTTCAGCGGTAGTTAATTTTCCATCAGCAAGCGCGTCCTCGACAGCATCCTCTACAGATGGTGTACTATTTGAGGATGATTCTTCTGACGGATTTTCTGGCTCTGGCTCTGGTAACACTGGTTGTTCTCCTTCTTCCACGGGTGGTTCGACTTCCGAAGGAGTCTCCTCGTCTACTACGGGCGGCTCTTCGGGCTCTACCACTACTGGTGGGACTTCTATGGGTTCTGATGGCGTTTCTGTATCAATGGCAGGGTCGGTAGATGGCTCTGGACCAGGCTCAGGCGAAGGCTCTGGAGTTGGTTCTGGAACAGGCTCGGGCTCAGGTCCGGGCTCTGGAGAAGGCTCAGGACTTGGTTCAGGAACAGGCTCGGGAACAGGTTCAGGCTCTGGGATTGGCTGTGGTGAAGGCTCAGGCTGTGGTGAAGGCTCTGGCTGAGGTTCGGGTGTTGGCTCAGGTGACGGAGTTGGATTTGTGGGGGCCGGGTCCACTGGTGGAGTTGTAGGTGTTGGAGTTGGTATTGGTTCTGGTTCCACTGCTGGTGGGATTGTTGGTATGGGTGTTGGTTCGACAGGAACAGGAGTAGGCGATGGCTCAGGATTTGGGGATGGCTCAGGAGACGGCTGAGGCGTTGGACTCGGCTGCACAGAAGGCTCTGGGGAAGGTTCAGGAGTTGCAGAAGGCGTTGGAGAAGGTGAAGGCTCTGGAGCTACGGGTGTCGGAGTTGGAGATGGCGTTGGACTCGGCTCGGGCGAAACTGATGGTTCGGGAGTAGGTGATGGGCTAGGTGTGGGTTCAGGGGTTGAAGTTTGTGTTGGGGTTGGCTCTACTGTTGCTGTTGGCGTATCTGATGGCGAAGGGCTTGGAGTCGGAGTTGTTGCAGTAGATGTATCAGAAGTTGTAGGTGTTGGGCTTGGTTCAATTGGTGTTGGCACTACTCCGTTGTAATAGCGAAGAGGCCCATCAGGAACAGTTGTTGAAACAAAAATTGGAAACCCGTTAGAAAATCCGCCTGTGCAGAAAAGCGCAGCAATATCACCTTTACCATTAAAAAAAGCTTGTGAATTATCCCAACCAACATTAGAAACTTTTTGAGTGCCATCATCTTTGGCGCAGGTAATTGTTGTTCCTGCAGGGGTCATCTCTGCGTAAGCTGGGTTTGGGAATAATAAAGGAAAGAAGGCTGCGGATGTTAAAACAGATAGTGCTGCGAATAAGCGCAAGCGTTTCATTATTACATAAAGTGTACTAAATTAAAGTAGATTCAGGGTCCCAAACAGATAGTGACTTTGATGTTAAAGCTGTTTGTTTATCTTTTGCGTGGTGTCCACAAAACATTAGCTCACCATTAAGAAGTGTAAAGACTACTTTTGCGGCGGCACTACAGGAATCGCAACGGTCATTCAAAGTAAGTGGTTCTCGCGCAGTTACTTCTTGTGTCTCTGTCATTGCCGCTCCTTTGTTTGGTGAGCAGTTTTAGAACATGCTCAGGTTCATAAGCTTACTACAGGATTGCGATTTTCTTAGGTTTTAACTCCTCAGGAAGTTCACGCTCAACTGTAATTACAAGCAAACCATCCTTTAACGATGCTTTTGCAATTTTCATGTACTCGCCAAGAACAAACTGCTGTTCCCAGGTGCGTTCAGCGATACCTTGATGGACAAACTCTTCTTTGCCCTTTTCAACTTTATTGCTCTTTACAATTAACAAGTCGTTGTCAACAGTGATGTCAATGTCGTCCTTTGAATATCCAGCTACAGCTAGCTCAACACTGTAGTTGTCATCATCAACCTTAATAATATTATAAGGAGGGAAAGACGTTGTTTTCTTTACATCAGTTAGATGCTTCCAACGTGTAATTTGGTCGTGAAATCCCAAGAAAAATTGGTCAGCAAAAATTTGTTCCAAAGATGGGATAACTGTTTTGATTGTTGCTATTTGAGGTTGCTTTGGGAAAGACTCTTCCCATTTCATTGAATGTGGGTGGCCTGATGCCATAATATATCTCCTTAGACGATATAAGTTAGTTGAGCCCCAATCGGCGGCTCTATCCAATTATAACATCAAAAAGATAAAAATTATTTCTTCCAACCCTTTGGTCGCTTACCGTATTGATAAGGGCCTGGGTCGTGGTATGGGTCGTAGGGCGCACTTGTTGCTTGCTGGTTACGGCGCCTTAAATGAACAGTCTCGTCAGGATGCTCGCGTTCCCACTTAGGTTCTTTTGGCTTTTCATCTCCAGGAAGTCTGTACTCATCAAACTGGTCAGACGAAGAAATCACTTCTCGTTTTCTTTCTTTCCTGCGCGACGCTTGTTCTCTTTAGCAGTGTTCTTACTACGAGAGATAGCACGAAGGTTTCCCTTTGAGTCATTGTTATGGTTGTTGTCCTTGTGGTCTACGGTTGTGTCCTTAGACTTAATCTTGCCGTTCTTAGACTCGTAATCGGCGCGGGCCTTATTCTTAGAAGTAGTGTGCCACTTACCGTCTTTACCCTTGGTCTTGTAAACGTAAATAGGGCGTCCACCATTAGCGTCAGAGCCTTTGTAAGGGCCAAACTTCTTGGTCTCAGCCATTAACAGTCCCACGCCCTTCTTGCCTTGTTTAGGCGGCTGTCTGGGTCTTTAGCTGCCTTTGGAAACTTCTTTGCTTGACCGGCAGAACGTGCACAATAAGATTTACGACGAGCAGCAGATTTTTCAGACTTTGCTGCTTGTTCCTTCTTTACAGGTGGCTTTAGGTCTGAACCAGGGTTAGCACGCTCATAAGACTTGCGGCCCTTTTCATTAAGGCCACCCTTAGCGTTCTTACCTTCTTTGCGTTGCCATGCTTCTGACTTAGCCATTTTTCTTATGCCAATCCTTAGTAGCTTTTACACCTTGCTTAATTGTCTTAGACCCTGCTTTTTTTGTCAGGTTAATCTTATCGTACTTGCCTTTATTACCTGCGTGGTCGACGATAACTTCGCCCTTTTTGTTTTTCTTAATAGTGTGCTTTTCGCCAGAAACTTTAATAGTTTTAGCCATTATGCAGGTCCAGAGATAGTACAGATACATTTGCAAGTGTCATCCACGCAAACAGTGTAATCCATCTCGTGCGTGCACTTTTTACAGTGAAGTGTTTTCATAGTTAACGTCTCGCAAAAAAGAGTCATTATTAGCTCTCACTAATATTTGTCATTGCTCCTGGATTTGAGGTCGTAGTAGGAGTTGACCTTGGATTTGTTTGAGGCATAGCTCCTGAAATGTTTGATGCGGTGTTAAGACCACGCATAAACGAGGTTCCGCGACTAGTAGCAGTACTTGCAGGGTTTACCGCAGCCTTTGTTACTCCAGAGGCAGCAGAACGTGCCACTCCACCTTCTACAGCACTAGCTGCGCCTCCACGAATAGCGGCGCTTCCAGCAATACGTGCAACCGCACCAATAATCAGAGGAATCATTAGCGTTCTCCTTTGTTTCTCTTTGACTTGTTAAGCACATCAGATGCGTTAGGTGAAACAGAATACTGTCCATACGATGGTCGTGGCCCACTAAACTGTCCTACATTTGTCATACGAAATTCTTTCAAACGGGCCGATTCTGTACGTACACCGTCTTTGCCTAAAGCATTCTCTGCGCGAGTAGGTCCTAGTGCTGGGTCTTTAATCATAGATTTTATCCTCTGGTTCGGAGTCTTTAACACCAGTAATTTTATTTGCTAGTGGGTTTCCTTTTGGACGTCGACGGTCAGTTGGTGCTGGATTTGCAGCCGCACATTCTTCAGGTGTGCTGTGGAAGACATTGCTTCCTCTTGCACCTCTAGTCTTTACTTCGTTTACTTTTCCTGCAATTGGTTTTCCGCAAGAATCACAACTTGGAAACTGTCCTTTATCTGGATTCATTTTCTGAGCGGTCCTCTTGCTGCTGGTCCTTCAGCTTGTGATTCAGCAACAGCCATTCCTTCATTACCGACGTTAGCCTCTATGTACTCAAACTGCGGAGTACGCTTACTAGGGATACCCGCGTTTAATGGTGGCTCTTGCATGATGGCTTCAGCACTCTGTTCGTTAACTCGACCCTGACCGCGGACAAACTCTTTAGTACGATTAGCGGCCCACTCTTGGTCGGCTGCTTCTGCTTGTTCTTTGGTAATGCCTGCACCATGCTTTTCAATCATAAATTTAACAGCATCTGGATGGTAGTTATCTTCCAGCGTTTTATACTTGCGAACCGGTGGTTTAGCCATTACTCAGTCAAACCTAAGAATCGTGAGGCTTTTGCAATGCTGTTATGAAAAGTTTGTAGACGGCTTCCTGAATCTTCTGCAGATGTGGCAGGAGCCTTCTTTGCATCCATACGACGGTCCACTTCTTGATGAAGTGACTTAGGGTCATATGAAACAGCGAAATCAATAGGGTCGGTAGAGTTGACTATCTTTGCGCGTTCTTCTCGCCACTCTTTACCAGGGAATGCAACAACACGACGGTCGCTGGTTTCTCTACGAACTATGCCTGCAGCAATAGGTCCAAACTTCTCGGCCATTAGTTGCCCTTCAGTGGTCGTGGTTGAGTGTAACCTTCGCGGGCGGCAGTTCCTGTTGCATCACGATGCAAACGGTCTTCCATGCCAATACCTACGTGAGCTGGGTGAATATCAAATTCAAAGACACCAGAACGTGGATGCCATTCCATGCTACTTGTATTACCTTCGTGTGTTTGTTCAACACGGTGACGTCCGCCGCCTGCTTTACCAATTTTAGTTTTTGTAACTTTTGTACCTTGTGCAGCATCAGTTGTTCGTACAGCTCCGCCTCTTACTTTTCCACCCTTAGTTAAGCAAGATGCACCTGTGCACTGAACCATAACTGCTTGTCGTGAACCTCCACGACGCTTTGTCTCTGGCACATGCTCTGTTGGAACAATTTCACCTTTACCTGGGCCAATTGATTTTGAGCAGTGCAAACACTTTCCTGGATAACGATTAACAGGAACACCAGCTTCACGTGCGCCTTTAGCAGTAGCAAAATCAATAGTGGTGCCGTACTCTTCTACATCACGAGATGGGTCGTAACCTTCTCCGTTTGGTCCAGTGATGCGACCGATGCGTGAACCACTTTGCAATGCAGCGTCAATTGCTGATGCGCGACGAGGAGCCATAGACTCTGGCATGTCTGGGTCATCAGAGTGGTCAATTGGTTGACGCGTAGGTGGCTTTGGTGTTCTGCGTGGAGCAGCAGCCTTACGTGTAGGTTTCTTAGGTGCTCTTGGCATTCTTCTATTCTCCCTTATAAACCTTTGTAATTCTCACTTAAAGCCGCGTATTCTTTCACTGCAATAGCCATCGCTGCTTGAACCTCTAGATACAGCTTAGGATGGCGTTCAAGTAGATGTTGGAGTATCCCCCGGATACTTCTCACATTTGCTAAGCATCCATTGTTCATATCTAAAAGAATCAAACGTGCACAATTGCCAACGCTGTCGGAGCGGTCATCTTGCTCAGTGAGCCACGATACGAACATGGCTAAATGATAGTTAGAAACCTCGTCCGTGACACTCCATAACCAACTCAATTGAAGACTTCCCTCGAGAGAAGTGAGCAGCGATGTTAGGTGCCATCCCGTCAATAAGTATCTGATGCATACCAAGGCGCTTGATGCGTTTCTTCAAGATAGCACCATCCTTGTTCTCCTCAGCAATCATTCCCATGTACAGAATGGTCCAAATGACACAAGCCTCAAAATCATCTTTATAGTTCCACGACATGCTTTGAATCATCTCAACAACCGGCTTTGTAGCTGGGTACTTAGCATCTGTCGTAGTTGCGTCGTAGATACGCACAAAATCAGCATAGATAGCCTCTGGGCTACGAAACTCAGTCCAGCTCTTCACAACGCCGAAATACCACTCGTCGGTCGGAAAGCGAGGGTACTTGCCATCGCTAATTACATGGATGCACCAATCATCAAAGCTACCTCTGCCAAACCAGAGTTTCACCGATTCCTTAGCGTAAGGATGCCCAAAGGTGGCAACGTGTTGTCTTAACGCAGAGACTTTACTCTTATCGCTTGGCCCGAAATTCCGTTCAATTTGAGCTAACGCGGCATCCAATGCTTCTTGTCTATCCATTTACGAATCGTAACACTTCGGCTACTGACTGCAATTTCTGCACCTCTTCAAAAAAATTTGATACCCCCTCGGCTACTGTGCTCAATTTGCGGTGTTACCTACCCCTGTTGTCTGGCCAGGTCTGTGAGATTGGTCACACTTAACCCTGGGGGGTCGGCTGTGAGTAGCATCACACTTATAAATGACCAGTCAGGGTCTAGGGTGACCACTCAAGTGGTTGTATCTTTCTCTTATTGGTAATCGTTACCAATACCTAACAAAGGGGCTAAACCAAATGGATACAACCGCAACACCAGTAACCACAGAACTTTACACAGCAGCACAGTACGCAGCACTCGAGGCAGAATTGGTTCGCGCCAAATCTAACCGCGACTTGTACCAGTCAAGTCTTGCCACTCGCATTAAGCACGCTGATGAAGTCAAGGACTATCTCATCGAGAACTACGATGACCTCGGTCATCACGCTGATGAAATCGCCACACTCCTCGACATCGAACTCGAGCGAGAGGTTACTTACTCAGTTTCAATGTCTTGCTCGGTGACAGTCACCGTCAAGTGTGGCGAGGACGGCGAGGACCTTATCACCGAGAACCTGTACATCGACTCCAATGATGGAAATATCAGCATTGACGACTACAATGTGGATACCGTATACGAGGCTTAGTTAGCCCTAAGAAGTACGAGCCCCAGCCCGAAAGGGTTGGGGTTTCGTGCTTGCCCGCGGGCGCGGGTCGCGCAATTGTTTGTGTTGGCCCACCCGCCCCGTTTATATTAGGGAGTATAGGGAAGAAGAGAGTGATGCATCTCACACCATGCGGGGTCTAGGGTTGCTATGCATGAGCGACTAGGCTTGCGGTTGCTAGCAACCGCTAGCACTTATTCAGGGGGCTAAAAATGTCAGTTTCAACAATCGCGTGTGAGTTCGTTTCGTATGCTCGTTTCGTCAATGGTCGCGTGTGTGGTGATGAGGCCACTCATCGCGTGGATACCCGTGACCTATGTCGTGCCCACTGGCTCTATGAGTCAGGCGCGTTTCCCGTGTGTGGGCTTTGCAAGAATCCTCGTTATGAAGACACCTGGGTTATTCAAGCTGAGCACACCTGCACCGAGGGTGACCGCGGTTGGGATTGCATGCACTTCGAGGGTGATGAGTACTGCGAGTGCGAGAGTACTGCTACGGGCGCGTTTGAGAGTGCTACACGCACGCCTGCGGTAGTCGATGGTGCTTGCGTGGATTGCGAGTATGAGAATGAGGCCGAGACCCTGCGAAATGGCGTGCCTATCTGCTACGAATGCGTGCGTGATTATGAGGATAGCGATGCGTATTACAAAGACATGATGGACGCCAGCGGGCAATACTAAGCGAGTCGGGCTCGCCCCTTCGGGGGCGGGCTCGCTTTGTTTGTGTTGGCCCACCCTCCCCGTTTCCCCTACGGGGAGTACGGAGGAGAGAGATGACCAGTCATGACCAGTCATGTATGGTCTGGTCATTTGTGTGATGAGCATCACATTGAAAGGGTCTAGGGTTGCCCCCCAAGCGGGTCTAATGTTCTACCTATCAGGCCAACCAACTGATAAAGGGGCAAACATGACTCGCAAGGATTACAAGTTAATCGCAAAATCTTTTGCATGGGCTATCGTTCTATGCAATGAAATCAACCAATCAACATCAAGCATTTACATGGCTATCGGCACTCTATCTTATGACCTAAGCCAAGAAAACCCACGCTTTGACCGCGACCGTTTCACCGCAGAAATTGAGGCACTAGTAATCAAGTTAACCGCAGAAAGAAAGGAGGTGGCGTAATGAGCCAAGAATTAATTGAGATTAAACTCAGCGTTCCGCAAATCTTTATCCTTCGCCAAATGCTGGAGTTAGAGATTAACACTGGAATGAAGATGTCTCGACATGAGACAGCACTGGCAGCCTTCAAGCGATTGACGGGCTATGACCCAGGGCGAGGAAAGAAAGGACGCCAGGAAGCACTGGCGGTCTTAGCCAAGTTCGACATAGAGGAGGATTAGAAAGGCGGGGGCGAAAGCCCCCGTTCTTTTTTTTAGGGATGCCAAATACTCATTTACCCAATGCCTCTGCCAATGTTTGTGTTGGAAGGCCCACCCACCCCTTCTTTATGGGAATTTGGTTGGTGGAGAGAGATGTGACGCGTATCACATAGCAAGGGGTCTAGGGTTGCTATGAGAGAGGGTATAGGTTTCTCTATGTCGGACTAACCAACCAAACCGACAAGGGGGCAAAAATGGATAAAGTAATTGCAGATAAAATGGCTAAGATTTTCTTCGGCATGCTTGAGGGTAACTTTCCCGATGAGCAAGAGGACATGCGTTTCTTTACTAATCACCTATCATCTTTCACCGCGATGATGGCAGACCAAGCCGTAGAGGCTTTAGTCTATAAGTACGATGTCGATGAGGATTTCGCTAACCTAGTTGTTAGAGGTACGGCTATGCTCAACAAGATGAATGGCGCCAATTCTTTCAATGACTATTGCACTACCGAGGAAATGGCTCAAGCGATGGGAGAGGCAGAATGAAACTAATCACCAAAATTCAATGCCCAGAATGTCCTCGCGTGTTTAACCTCCTCAATGAGGATGAGGCTAGCGAGTACTACTACGGACACGATTGCGAGGCGGAATAATGTATGTATGGTCATCATTCCTCACTAATGAGGATGTCGCTCATCTAACCGAGAATGAAATAAGTCTGCTAGTGAATTCACTTAATGACTCAGTGATGGAAATCTGCCAGAGTTACGACATAGATTAACGCGGATAAAAGAGGCGGGCGGGGCTGGTTACCTCGCCCGCTTTTCCGCGTCCGCGAGAAATGTTTGTGTTGGCCCTCCCA